CTGAGCAGGAAGCTTTGACGAGGTCAGGAGAGTCTCCTGTTAAATTCGCCACCGAGAGAGGGTTCTTTGGGGGTGTGACGAAATCGGCCATGGGAGCAAGTGGCAGGCAAGTTGATGCAGCACTCCAGCAAGCCTCAGAAAGGCGCACCTTGGCCTCAAATCGCGCCGCTTTAGTGCAGAGGGAACAGGCGGAGCGTGATGCAAAGCTGAATGCTGAATTGGCAGACATTTCTCTGGAAGGCGGTGGTGGTGGCGGTGGCGGCGGTGGCGGTGGCGGCACTGATCAAAGTGACAGCGCGGCTATCTTGCGAATTAAGCAGCAAATTGCCGAAGAAGAACGTGGAATATTGCTCAATGAGAAAGGTCGTAATGAACTTAACTTAATCCGTTTGAATCAAGAGCTGCAATTCCAAGAAATTGCGGAGATGAATGCAAATGAGGCAACAAAGGCCGTATTGAGAGAAGAGGCCAAGCTTGAAGCAGGCAAGAAATACACCAAGATTTTCGAGGAATTGACTCAAGCAACTATCAAGCAAGCAGATGAAGATCGAAAGGCCATTGAGCAGCAGAAGGATTCTCGTGCCACACTTGCAGGAATCATTCTTGAAGCTCAATACGCCTCGAAGCAAATCAGTGAAAAGGAGTACGAGACAGGCAAGTTCTTGCTTGAGCAAGAAGCAACGCGGCGTCGCATTCTTGGTCTCGAAGGGCTCACCCCAGAAGAGCGGCAGCAAGGGATTGCGGCTGTCAATGCGATGAAGCCTCCCGAGAATGAGGGCAAAGTTTCAGCATGGATTGAGAAGACAGAAAAAGAGATTGACGACTTCCAGGGCATGGCAACATCTGCCGCTGATAACATTGCTAGTGAATTTGGCACTGCATTTAGCGGCATCCTTCAGGGCACCACATCCCTTTCTGAAGGGCTAGGCACCGCCTTCTCAAACATTGGCAAGATGTTTGCTGACATGGTGATGCAAATGTTGGCCAAGTGGGCAATGCTTCAAGTGATGAAGGGCTTGTTCCCAGGCATGGCCGAGGGTGGTGTTGTGAGCGCTTCTGGAGGCGGTGGCTTGCCGTCTCTTGTTCCAGGCTTTGCCAATGGTGGCGTCGTCAAAGGGCCAACCATGGCCATGGTGGGCGAGGGTCGCTTCAATGAAGCCGTTGTCCCTCTACCCAATGGCAAGTCCATTCCAGTGGAGATGGGAGGCGGTGCTGGTAGCAATATCTCGACTAATATTACAGTCAACGTCAACAATGGCCAAGTGTCTTCCAAGGCATCTGGTTCTCAAGGCAATGATCTTGCTCGTAATCTGGAGGGAGCAGTGAAACAAGTGATCATGCGTGAAATGCAGCCTGGCGGAATGATCAGTAGCGGAAGATAATCATGGCACAACCAATTCTGTTCAATTTCAACCCTGGCATCGCTGATTCATTTCGCGATCCGTATGACTTCTTTGAGAACGGCCTGACGCGCAAGCGTCAGCAGCGTGTGAGAAGGTTTCAGCTTGGCGACGGTTACGAGCAAGTGACGCCAGATGGCGTGAACAATTTGATCAACGCTTATGACTTGCGTACTCGGCCACTTACTTACGCTGAGGCAACCTCGTTGGATGAAGATTTCCAAGAATTGAATGGCGACTTCTTCTTTGCGCGTTTCCCTCAAGATGATGTGCTTTATCGTTATCGACTGGAGCCTAATGAATGGACCTGGGAGATTATCAGTAATCGCGTGCAAGGGGAAACGATTGGCGACGGATCGCCTGCAACGCCTGCTTCTTTAGGGGCTCGCCTTAATGTGATCAGCTTTTCCGTCAAGCAAATTTACGACTGGAGATCATGAGCGCAGAAGATCTGGAGCTTGAAGTTAGAGAAACTTTCTACGATTCCGTCGTGGAAATGTTTGAACTGGACCTGTCTGTACTGCCAGGATTTAGTGGCGTTGATCACTACTATTTTACGAATTTTATCATTCCCAAGGCCGCCATCTTCCCAAACGTGGGTGATGCGTTTGAGGCTGGGGAGAAAGTGATATGGGTGAAGACTGATGTGGTTCCAGGCAATGTTGGTCCCGTTCAAACCGTTGAATACGAGCCTATTCCCATCATTGCAACTGGTTTTGATCGCACTACGAAGGGACAAATTCCACAGCCAGAGTTGCAAGTTTCTAACATTTTTGGCACATTGTCAGGACTAATTGCGAGTCTTGACGATCTGATTGGCGTGAAGGTTTATCGACGCCGCACCCTTGCAAAATATCTCGGCAATTTTTCGACTAACGATTACACGACGTATTTCCCTACTGACATCTATTACATTGAGCGCAAAGCGGCAGAGACCAATATGTCTGTCACGTTTCAACTGGCTAGCCCTTTGGATCTAGAGGGCACTCAGTTACCACGACGAGTGATCACACATAATCACTGTTTGTGGGAATACCGAGGGGTCGAATGTGGATACAACAATGGCCGCACTAGCGACCTTAACGGACTGCCGATTGCTAACTCATTCGATGACGTGCCAACTAGCGGTGACTTATACAATTCTTTCGATTCTGCCGAAAAAGGTTATCTTAATGCTTTGGCTGATTATCTAGCGAAAAAGAAGATTAGAGATGATGCCGAGGCAGCTAAAAATCTGGCAGAAGGCAAGAAAAATGCAGCTTGCGATGCGGTTACATCCACCTCAGAATACTTCTATCAGTTTGAAAGCGATGACGAGGATGACAATCTGGATGCCGACAACAGCACTTTTGCTCTAGTCAGGGAGGACTCCCAAGGAAACGACAGTGTGGTCACGATTGTATTCAGCGGGCAAACTGTTACGGACTCCAAGTATTCGTCAGCGGCTAATAGGAAAGGTAATACAAACAATGGCATCGCCGGAGATACTACCATTGTTGATGCATATACATACGAAGGCGCTTTTGACACTACCGGCAGTAGTATTAAGTTTGCAATTATCCCTGAAAATGTAGACGAAGCGCTTGTCTTTGACCGAAATACATTTTCCACACAAAACAAGAGCGACATCATTGAAGATGAACAACAAGAGGGAACCAGTATTCCCTTTGGCTTGAGAGAAGTAGCTGTTACAGAGAGTGAAGGACAAGACAAATGCGACGATCAAACAGCTATCTATGAAACAGCATTAACTGCTTACAACACGGCTCAAAGCAGTTTCAACTCTGCATTGTCAACATTAAACAGCACTTGGAATGGCTTAAGCATTGCTCAGCAAGCGGATTTGCGTGAGAGGTTTGACGTGTGTGGCAAGCGCCTTACCAGTTGTCAACTCAGGTTTGGAAGCGCCAACTTGCCTTATGGCGCCTTCCCTGGAGCCAATTTGACGCGAGGCTAATGATTGAAAAACGCTTGCTGATTGAGCTTGTCGCTGATTGCGACAAGCGAGCACCAGAAGAAGGTTGCGGGCTGATTGCAAACGGCAAGGTGATGCCATGCAAGAATATTCACCCATCGCCACAAGAAAACTTCACAATTGCCGCAGAGGATTACGCTTTCGTGAATGAAACAGAAGGAGAGATTGAATGCATTTATCATTCACACACAAATGATCGCGATGGCTTCTCGCCTGCAGACATTCGAGCATGCAAGCAAACTAATATTCCGTGGCTGGTTTACAACGTACACAGCAAAGATTGGAAGTATGCTGATCCCAGAGGGGATCAGCCTTACGTTGGCCGTGAATGGCTGTACGGCATCAATGATTGCTACTCATTGACAAGAGACTTCTATCGTCGAGAATTTGGAATCATCCTGGATGATTTTGAACGCGGAGAAGATGGCGAATGGTTAAACGACCATTGGAACATGTTCGGTGAGAATTATGCCGGGCAAGGTTTTATTGACATCGACGAACCTTCTCGGAAAGGCGACATTCTGCTGATGAAAATGGAAACGAAATGGCCAAATCATTTTGGGATCTTCAGTGGAGAAGGAAGCCGTTTGTATCATCACTTTGTGAACCGCCGCTCAGAGGAAACCAGTTATGGTAAGTATTGGCGGCGTTACACGGCTAAAGTGTTACGTCATAGGAAGCTTCTGTGACCATGGAAGAGCGTTTTGTGACAGTGAAACTTCTTGGAGAACTTGGCCGTAAGTTTGGGCGTGAATATAGATTTTTAGTGCGGAACCCACGAGATGTGATCTCGGCACTGTCTCGTCAGGTGGACGGCTTCAAAGAGTACCTCTGCACGGCTCATGAGAACAATGTGGGATTCAAGCTGGTTACGAAAGCGCCAGAAGGAATTGATTATGAGCATGTAACGATGGGCTGTGATCGCCTGGTCATTGCACCCATGATCGCAGGCAGTGGTGGCGCAACCGGCAAGATTCTCCTTGGAGTGGCCTTGGTGGGCTTGTCATTTGTGAGCTTTGGTGCGGGCACTCTTGCGGCAGGTATGGGAGCCGCCTTTGCTGGCGGCTCCGCTGGTATCGTCAGCACGGCGATGTTCGGCATTGGCTTGAGCATGATTGCCTCAGGTATTGGAGCAATGCTGACGCCACAAGTGAAGACACCAAGCGGTGACAGTTCCAAGAAGGAAAGCTTTATGTTTGACAGGTCTGCGGAGTTGACTACACAGGGATTTCCCGTACCGTTGGTCTATGGCGAATACTTGGCTGGCGCCCCTCTCGTCATTTCATCTGCCATTGGAATTTTGCCATCATGAGCGAAGAAGAATTCAAGCGGCGACAGATTAGTGGTGCTGGCGGTGGCGGCAAAGGAGGAGGTGGCACGCCTGATCCTCCAGAAGAAGATCCAGACACTTTGTTTAGCTCCTCTCAGGCACGAGTTGTTGTTGCTCTGTGTGAAGGTGAGATCCAGGGATTCGCCAAAGACGCTAAGAAGAGTGTGTTTTTGAATGACACGCCGATTGAGACGGACAGTGGTGGACAGAACTTTGAAGAGGACAGTGTTCAATTAACCAGTCTCAGGACTGGTGGCAACAGTCAGTCTCCTCTGAACGGGTTTGATGATGTTGAAATTGAGCAGTCAGTCAATGTTCAAGTGCGGCAAGCTACTGGACAAACTTCTGTCACCACAACTCGAAGTGATCTTGACAGAGTGCGAGTAAGGGTTGGTGTGGCCGCTTTGTATCGCGTGGACGAAGACAATGGCGACGTAAAAGGATCGTCCATCACTTACAAAATTAAAATCAAGGACAGTGTTTCTAGTGGCAATATTCTTAATCAAGATTTCGAGATTAGCGGTAAATCTCGCGGGCCTTTCGAGGAAGAAAGAGAGTTCGATTTGTCCGGCACTGGGCCTTGGACGATCACAGTAAGGCGTGAGTCAGACGATTCTGACTCCGTGACGGATGTCAGTGACTTTTACTTCAAGGCGATCATTGGCGTTATTGGATCTAAATTCATCTATCCAAACACTGCTGTGTTGGGGATGAAGTTTAACGCGGAATCATTCAGCTCTGTTCCCAAGGTTGCGATGTTAGTAAAAGGGAAGAGAATTCAAGTGCCTAGCAACTACAATCCTGATGATGTTGACACTCAGTTCAAAAATGCATATTCCGGCACTTGGAACGGAATATTTAAGACTGCCTATAGCAATAATCCAGCGTGGGTTTTTTATGACTTGTTGACGAATGACAGATATGGGTGTGGAGATTTTATCTCTGCCACTGATATTGACAAGTTTGCACTTTACGACATTGGAAGATATTGTGACGAAAAAGTGCCAGATGGTCGTGGTGGCAATGAAAGAAGATTTACGTTTAACGGCCATATCAATAATCGAGGTGAAGCCTATGAAGTGTTGAATTCGATTGCAGCGACTTTTCGAGGCATGTTGTACTACCACCAGGGCACGATTGTGCCAGTGCAGGATTCACCGAGCAATGCTGTACGCCTGTTCACGCCATCAAACGTCATTCAAGAAGTGGACGATGCTGGTAATTTGACATCGCCTCCGTTCACCTATGAAGGCACTGGGCGCAAAACCCGCAAGACCGTTTGCCTGGTGTCATGGAATGACCCCAACGATCTCTACAAAGCAAAGGTTGAGTATGTTGAGGATAAGAGCGCAATTGAAAAGTTTGGCCATAGAGAGCTAGAGATCAGGGCGTTTGGATGCACATCACAGGCTCAGGCTCAGCGCATTGGTCGTTGGAATCTGATCACCAACCTTACGGAGACAGAAACGGTTTCATTCAAGGTGAGCGCCGAGGGTTTCTTTGTCTTGCCAGGTGAAATTATTGAGATTGGCGATCCGTCTAAGACAGGAGGGGTGGCGGCTGGCTTCATAGGACAAAACAGCGATAAAAGTACGATTTTCTTGGATCGACAAGTGACACTCGCTTCAGGAGTGGCGTATCAACTGTTTCTGTTGATCAATGGAAAAATGAGGAATCGTCCCGTAAGTACCAGCGCCGGTAAGCGCACTCAGATAAGCGTTAACCCAGCGTTTGGCCAGAATCCAGATATTGGCGGCATGTGGGTGCTGAAGCAAGATGACGGTGTGGAGGAAGTAAGGCGTTATCGAGTGGTGGGTGTACAAGAAAACGACGACGGCACAGCGTCAGTCTTAGCAGTGAGTCACAACTCCAGCAAGTACGATGTAATTGATTCGGATACCGTTATTCAAACGCAGAAAGCTTCTGTTGCAACAGTTGATCCTATCCCGAAGGTCAACACCGAAAGCATTGAAATTGAGGCAACATAATGGCACAAATTGAAGCAAGTTGGCTGGCTCCCACCTTTACTGGCTACTCGCCATTGAGAATGCTCTACCCATTTATTGCATGGTCCGAGCCAGTGAATCATCCTCAAGCGTCTCGTTATCGAGTGCAAGTGTTCAATGTTGAGGACAATCGTTTTGACGATCTAGGAGTTGTTGCCGAGACTTATTCTCTAATTCCATCCGACACTTAT